TTTTTGTATAGGAAATACTTCTGCCTATACATCGGCGCGTATCCCACTATTAATTCATAGGGAGCAAACCAACATCAAAGTAACATGTTACAAGATAAAAGCCACCAATTTAAAATTTCATTATTCTTCAAAAATCTAAAATTATTATTTAAGCCGAATATGAAAGGTATTAAATTAGTTGACAAATATGAGACTTATGTCGAGTTTCAGATTAAGTGCACTGGCAGGTCTACTGCTGTTAAAACCTTAAAAGAGGTTCACCGACTTACTAGTCGATACATAATGGGACAATCTAACAATACACAGATTGGACCAATATGGATCAAGACCAATAAAGAAGGTTTACCTTCAATCTTGGGATTAACACGTAGCGAACAAAAGAATTTAAAAACTAATGTTCCCTTCCAGCGCTTTTTGCTTAATTTGACTAACTCGTACCGTCTGATTGTAACTGATATCAATTATAATATTTCTACTATAACTGATTCTCTTACGGTTGACTGGACAACGTTTGAAACCCGCGTTGGCGTAATTTCTGACTCGATCGAGAAAACTTTGGCCCTTTACAGGGTTGAGGAATTCGAGAAAGAGAAAGTCATATCGCCAATACACGTGACCACCAAAGCAGGTGGTTCTGGCCCCAAATCTATGGGACACACATCACTGTGTGACCTCGTAGCCTTGATCCGTGATGAACAATTACCTTGCGTTAAAGCGCTTTCGGCCTTAGTATATTCAGGTCAGCCTTTAATAACTTTTAACAAAGTAATTGAACAAAGCGAATCTCTTGCTACTTCTATCCAAACTTCAAATGCCACAAATAACAGTAAATACCTAACCATGAGGCTACATTTCATTGCTGAAGGGGGCGGTAAAACTAGAATTATTTGTATCGGAGATATTTGGTCCCAATGCGTTCTGAAACCCATCCATAAATATTTGATGGATTGTTTAAAGAAGTTTCCTAACGATGGTACAAAATCACACGATAAGATTGCTATGAAAGTTAAGGAGTATACAAAACAAGGATTAGACTGCTATTGCTACGACCTTTCGGCCGCAACAGACAGAATGCCTTTTGAGTTGCAATTTAACCTATTACAATCTTTGACACAAGAAGTGTCTCCTAACATAGTGTTGTTTTGGAAGGAACTCATGTTGCGAAAAGTGTACAACAGAGAATCTGATAGCCACGTAAATTACAAAGTGGGTCAGCCCATGGGCTTATTGAGCTCATGGCCTTCTATGGCATTATGCCACCATATAATAGTAAACCATGCCTTTGATAAACATAGGATCAGTAAATTTAATAGATACTATGCTATCATCGGTGATGATATAGTTATATGTAACAAGTTAGTAGCTTTGGAGTACCTTGATTCTATTAGGGAATTGGGGATGGAAATAAATTTTAATAAAACCATCCTTCCTTCCAGTAACGGAACAAAGGCAGCTGAAATTGCCAAACGATATTTTATGAATGGCATAGAGATTTCACCTGTCACTCCAAAAATGTTTTACCAGGCGCATCGGAAGACTAGTCTTCTTTTGCAAATGGATAAATCATTATACGATCGTGGTTATTTTTCCCACGACGAAGCATTTCCT